TTGCTTCGACCCTGCTGCCCCAGCCCCCCGCGCGCCGCCCCATGCGGTCGCGCTATGCTCGCCGGCCGTGCCGGCCATACCCGTCTGCCTCGCCTGTCGCCGCCAGCTCGACCCCGAGCCGGCGGAGGACTTGGTCCTCGCCCTCGACGGCCTGGCCGCGGTCGAGGTGGCCCGGCAGCTGGCCGCCGAGGCACCGGGCGATCAGGCCACGCAGGCCGTCGTGCGCGAACTCCTGGCGGGGCTCTGCCCCACCTGCGGCCGCTCGATCTAGGCGGCGCGGTCAAGGGCGCCCTGCTCGCCCTCGCGCGGGAAGTTGAGGCAGGCGAACTCGCCGTGGTGCCGGCGCGCCGCCTCATCGTAGATGCGAGCGCCCTCCTCGTCCGAGTCGACGTAGCCGAGGAAGAGCTTCCGTCCGCTCACGGTGATGCGGACCTGCCAGCGGCCGCTCGCCTTTATCCACGCCACGCCCTTGAACCGCGACTTGCTTGGAACGGAGGGCTTGCGAGCGTTGCGGTGGTTCCCCAGATCGTCACAGAGCCGCAGGCTCGCCCTGCGGTTGTCGAGCGGATCGCCGTTGATGTGATCGACCAGCTGTCCCGGGCCTGCTCCGGCGATTAGCCGATGCAGCCTGATTGATACCCGCACTCCACGGCCTCGCCGCTCGAACCTGGTGGCGTACTTCTTCCCTGGGTTTCCAACGGCGTGCCACACGCGCTGTCCGTGCCTCTCGAAGTCCTCGTCGTCGAGCAGCGACTGCTGTCCATTCGAAAGGCGCAGCGTCTTCATGCCCTGCTTCTATCTCGCGGCCCTGTCACGCGGCCTGGAGGGGACAGATTCAGCCAGCCTCTGGCGGAAGGCCTTTGCTGCTGGGCCCTCTTGCCGTCGCAACAGGATCGACCGAGCGAGCGGACTCTCTGGGGCGATGATCCGCGCTCCGTGCTCCTCCACCATCGCCAGGCCATCTTCGAGCGAGAGAGGGGCCAAGGAGTGACGACATCTCCACCCCCCCAGGAAGCGGCTCACCGGCCGCGGCTGGCTCGGCCCCGGGTCCATGGCGTCGAGGTCCTGCAGCGTCGTGATGCGGCCCACCAGCGGCGCGCAGAAGGGCCGCGTGATGCCGTCGTCCGGCCCCTCGTACGTGTAGAGGTCGATCCCGGCCGCCTGGCTCTCCGTGGCCGTGGCGTCCCGGTGCAGCCCCATCAGCTGCGTGTCCACCTCGACGATGGCCTGCCGGAGCTCCAGCCCGGCCTCCTCGGCCAGGTCGTCGAGCAGGTCGGGGATCTGCGCGTTGCTCTTCAGCCCGACCACCACCGCCCTGCGCAGGCGCTCCGCGGCCGAGTCCTTCCTGAGCAGCAACTCCTGCAGCGTCCCGTCCACCAGCTTCGTCAGCGTCCGCTCGGCCGACCGGCTCATGGACCCGCTGAGCCGGTCCTCGATCCAGGCGGCCGAGGCCTCCTGCACCGCGGCGAAGGTCGTCCGCAGCCGACCGATGGCCCCGTCGTAGCCGGCCGCCTCGAGGAGCCGGGAGAGGTCCGCCTCGAGCTTGGCGGCGAGCTCCGCGTTCCAGTCGTCGGAGATGAGGCGCCCGTCCTCGCCCACGTGCGCCCGCTCCAGCCGGCGGGCCAGCTCTGCACGGAGCCGCCGGATGACGAGCGCCAGGTCGGCCCGCAGCTGGCGCACGGCGGCCGTGGTCAGCGCGTCCACCTGGTCGGCGTAGGCCATCGGCTACCCCTGCGCGGGCGGCGGGTCGGCCTCCGGCTCCTCGTCGTCTTTCGCCGGCTCGGGCGCCGCCGGCACCTCGCCCGGGTCCTTCTCCGGGTCCTCCGGCTCGACCTCGGGCGTCTCGCCCCTGGCCTCCTCGAGGAGCCGCTCGGCCTCCTCCTCGTCCACCTTGAAGACCCGCATGACCGCGCGGACGTCGCCCATCCAGCCGGCCCGGCGGAGCAGCATGAGCCGCTCGATCAGCGCGTCCTCGCTCTCGGGCATCTGGATGTCGCCCGGCTGCCACCGGCCGCACACGCCCTGGAAGACCGGCCCGGTCTCCCGGGCCTCGTAGACCGCCCGGGCCACGGTCCAGAGGCGCTTCATCGGCCGCCGGTAGACCTCGACCGAGTCGGTCCGGTCCTCCATGAGCGGGCGCATCTCGATCTGGAGCGCGACGCCGGTCGAGACCGCGCGGGCCTCCAGCGAGATGGAACCGGCGGGCAGGCCATGCAGCACCGCCTGGCGCTTCAGGTCCTTGTCGAGCAGGTCCACCATCTGCGCGATCTGCGGGGAGGCCGCCAGCACCGCCGCCGTCGCGCCGTCCTTCAGCTCGAGCGCCCTCGTCGGGCCCACCTCGTACGTCGCCTGTCGGGACGGCTCCATCCCCTGCGGGTACGTGATGACCAGCTGCCCGAAATACTGGGCCAGCCCGCCGAAGTGGACGTCGGTCACCATCACGTCGATGGCCCGGTTGAACAGGTGCAGACCCTGGCTCGCGTTGGTGAACGCGCCGAGCTCCTCGGTGTGGGCCGTGAACATGACGACCGGGACGACCGGCCGCCCCTCGTCGTCGAGGAACGGCACCTCGCCCTTCTCGTTCCCCGGGACCGGTTCGACCTCGCCATCGCTCCAGATCACCCGGTACTGGGGGCACTCGGGCCGCGCGCACCAGAAGGCGAAGCGGGAGCGGTCCTTGCCGTCCGGGCCCGGCGTGGCGCCGCCGATCCGCAGGCGCACGCCCCAGGCCATGTCGAGGTCGAAGGGGTAGGCGTCGTCGAAGACGATGTCCACGAGCTGCGGCAGGTAGACCTGAGCCGAGAGCCCGCGGCCGGCTGCCCGGTCGAAGACCAGGAAGCACGTCCGCATGAGCGTCGTGTACCGGTCCACCACCTTGAGCTTCAGCGCCAGGCCCGTGTCCTCGACCGCCGCGGCCCAGGCCTTGGCGCGCTCGTCGTCGGCCTCCAGCGCCTCGCCCGTCTCCTCGTCCACCAGGTCGATGGCCGCGCCGTTAAGGAAGACCTTGGAGAGCTCCTTCACGAAGAAGCGCGTGACGGGCAGCGTCTCCATGCAGGCCTGCACGTCCTGCCAGGTCTTCGGGTAGCGCCTCTTCAGCGCCTCCAGCACGTCGGCGTGCTGCCGGTGCAGGAAGTAGTCGAGACGGAGGGCGTACTCCTGATCGAGGCCGGCCGGCTTGAACCGGGCCGCCTCCTTCTCGAAGCGCGCGAGCTCGCCGGCGCAGGCGCCCCGGTCGCCGGCGAAGTTGAAGGGCGTCATCAGGAGGCCTTCTCGGTGGAGAGCCGCGACCAGTCGCCGGGCTGGAGGGCGACGCGGAACTCGCCGCCGACGAGCTGGCAGAGGCGGTGCGTGGCGAAGTGGCGCTCCAGGTGCTCGGCGATGAGCGTGGGGAGGCCCATCGCCTGGAACTTCTCGCGCACCCACCAGAGCGGGAGGCCGCCGGGGCGCAGGCCGGCGATGACGCGGAACATGACCCGCGAGACCTTGCGGGCGTCGTCGGCGAGGGCCAGGTGCGGGGCCCGGTAGATCACGGAACGGGGGAAGGCCTTCCCGTCCTCGTCCTCGGCCGCCGCCCACAGGCGGTCGAACCGCTCCGCCTCCGCCTGGTCGAAGGTGGTGGCGGCGATGTCCATGGAGACCTCTCAGCGGACCTGGCGGGACTCGACCAACTGGCCCTGCGACGTGGCCTCGCCGATGGCGAGGTACCGGACCGCGTCGATGACGTGGTCGTGCAGACCGTCCTTGAGCGGCATGTCGCCGAGCGACTGGCCGTCCTTCGGCTCCGGGTAGGCGTAGCCCTCGAAGTCCTTCACGACGCCGCGCGGCGCCTTCGGCTTGTCGAGCGAGCTCGCGACGTAGAGCCGGACCTCGCCCCTGGTGTTCCTGAGCAGCCCGCGCAGCAGGGAGATCCCGTAGGGGATGTGCCGGAGCCTCGGCTCGGTGGTCCAGCGGACCTGCGGCGCGCCGTTGCTGCAGCGCGTGTCCTTGAGCACCGCCACGTCGGTGAGGCCGACGGCGGACTGGGTGCCGTCGCCGGCCGGGTCGCAGTAGATGCGCTCGACGCGGTAGCCGCGCTGCTTGGCCTCGGCCGCCAGGACCTCGGTGGTGACGTTGTCCCGGACGATCTCGTCGAAGAGGACGTAGGCTCCGCCCACCGGCGCGGTGACGTTCCGGCCCGGGATCGGCGTGCCCTGCGGCAGGTGCTGCGCCCAGACCACCGCGGGCCGCCGGAAGCCGAAGTCCCAGGCCTCCAGGGTGCGGAAGCGCGCGTCGTACTTCCAGTCGATGACGTGCGACTTGCGCTCGAACTCCTCGAGGACGGCGCCGACGAGGAGCCCGAACTCGCCCTCGATGAGCACCCGCGCCTCGCGGGCGGAGTAGGTGCGCTCCAGGTCCTCGATGAAGCCCGGCGCGAGGTGGTGCGCGTTCTCCCGCGTGGAGCCGTGGACGATGAACCGGTCCGGCTTGTCGCCCCCGAACTCCTCGCGGAGCCAGGAGGCCAGCGGCGTGGACGCTAGGCAGGCCTGTAGCCGGCGAGCCCGCGAGTCGCGCAGGCGGCCTACGAGCACCTTCCACGCGGCCGGCTTGACGAGCCGCGCCTCGTCGAGGCCGAAGAAGGCGAGGTTCGCCCCCTCCAGCGTGCCCGGGCGGTCCGCCGAGGCGTAGTAGATCCGGGCGTTGTTGACGAGCCGGATGTACCGCTTGCCCGCGTTGACCTCGGCCACCAGCTCGCGCGGGCACGCGCCGGCGTCCGGGTCGCTCACGTCGTAGAACTGCCGGAGCGTCGTCTTGTGCAGCACGCCCCACGTCGGGGCCACCAGCATCCCGTCACAGCCCGGGTTGGCCGCGGCGAGGTCGAGCATCTTCTCGGCGAGGGCCCGCGACTTCCCGCTGCCGTAGCCGCCGAGCATGGCGGCCACCCGCGCCGTCGAGGCGAGGTAGGCCGCCTGGGACTTCGTCGGCTCGAAGTCGTCGGTCTCGACGATGATCTCGCGGGCCACTCAGGCCCCAGCCGCGGCCTTCCGCCGGATGATGATCTCCACGCCGGCGTCGGGCGCCGTCCCGTCCTCGTCCGGCAGCGCGACCTGGTCGGCCGGGATCGCTGTGTTGAGCGCCCTGGCCAACGCGGCCAGGCCCTCCGGGTCGAACGAATCGACCTGGTCGAGGGATGCCATGGCGGCCTCGGCGATTCGCTTGCCGCCGCCCCACCGGATGTCGGCCAGCTGGGACCGAAGGGAGGCGACCCGCTCGATCACCTTCTCGTCGGTCCTGCCTTCGGTCTGCGACCGCTTCGCTTGCCACCGCTCACGGGCGGCCCTGGCCATCAGGGTTCCGACCGCCACCCCGAACCGCTTGGCGAGTTCGCGGTACGAGCCCTCGCCGGCGATGTAGGCCGCGCGGATCTTTGCCCACTCGGCCGCCGACCGGTTCTTCTGAGCTGCCCGTGCCATGCCCCAGCTCCCCCGTCCCGTGCCGAGCCGCCAGGGCCCGTGCGTGGCGTCCCGCCAGGGGTCGCGCCGGATCGGTGTGTGCCGGAAAGAAGACCGCCCCGGGCTGGTGGCCGCGGGGCGGGAGGTCCTGCGCTACGGGTCGTGAGGGGGTCTCGACCTCGCCACGCGACCTCGCGCAGCGTACCGACTTCCTCGCACGTGGCTGGTGCACGCGTCGAGGCCTACA